GTTGCCAAAGAAAAAACCTCTGAAGAAAAGAGCAGCGTTAGTGAGAAGAAAGAAACTCGCGTAGAAACAAAACCAGAGGAAGATACGTCTCCGCTTACCAAGTTCACAGAAGCTATTTCCCGTGTGTATGCTGCATTCTCTCGCAAGGAGAAGGGTACCGTTGAAGATGTGGCTGCGGTCAAACGCCTGCTAGCCGCCAGAGGTAATCTAACTCCAGATGCAAAAGCGGCTCAAGTTTACTTTGGCAAGTTGCCGCGAATCATAGATAACCTGCACAACATCGCTTTCGACCTTGCATTCCAAACGGATCAATTCCGTCAGGGGGCCGAATCTAGCGAGGAAGCTGCGTTCTTTTCAGGCATGAATGGTAAGAAAGCACAGCCCGCTTTCAACTGGGTTATGGCTAACCTTAGCGCCGAAGCCAAACTAGCTACGCACGAATACGTTCGCAAGTACCAAGCAGAACTGCTGGCTTCCCCGCAATCTGATGAAGCCATAACCGAACGTGTTGACAGGCTTAGGGCGGTAAAGACCCCGCTCCAACGAGTGCAGGATGTCAGCGACTACACTGCTTTGGGGGAAGTGAAACTTGGTGTGACCCGCGTAGTAAAAGGTAGAGCGCCAAAAGAAACTTCGATTACTCTTGGCGGGTGGGGTCGGCCAACTGGGCTATCCGATGCTACCGAAGCGACTCCATTTGTAGTTGACGTTGATTCCGTAGCCGATGAAGACCCAACTGATGATGATCTCAGAGGTGTCCTCCCTATACTTAGCGATGCCGTGGGCCACGCTGCTCTTCCGCTGCATCCGGCCATACAAGCTCTGCTCTCTATCGGTAACTTGTTAGGTGCGCTTCGCTCCATCGCTGGATCATCCACTGCCGTAACGTCTAAGCTCGCATCCACACTCCTGCAACGTGGGCTAGTGGCAAACACTAAAGTTGTTGTCAAAGACAACCTCACTGATCCAGACGGCAGGGCGGTCCCCGGCTACTTCGATCCCAACACGAACACGATCTATCTCGATTCGGTTGCTGGTATGAACGAGCATGTGCTGCTCCATGAACTGGGCCATGCCGTAACTTCTCATGTCATTGACAACCCGTCGCACCCGCTGACCAAACAACTCCAGCAGTTGTTTAATGATGTCAAGGATAGCCTCGACACTGCCTATGGCGCACAGGACTTGCATGAGTTCGTTGCTGAGTCATGGGGTAACAACTCTTTCCGAGCCAAGCTGAACTCGATCAACCCGAAGGGCGGGAAGATCACCGCATGGCAGCGGTTCACCAACGCGGTCCTCAACTTCTTCCGGTCGATCATGGGCATGGACACCCGCAGCATTGAGACTGCGCTGTCTGCCTCGGATAAGCTGATTGAAGCCATCATGGCCCCGGCTCCCAAGTCGCGTGGGGCGAACTTCTTATACGCTGCTACGGTGAATCCGAAAGACCCAGCTATCGTATCTTGGTTCGATAAAATCGCCAGCACTTTGGAAAAACTGCCTGGGATGAGTGAAACGCGGGCAAACAAAATCCATGAGTTTTTGCGGGGTACTACTTCCAAGACCATAAAGAACACGATCTATTCGTCGCTTCCGCTTGACTCGCTTGTAGATGTAGCCAAAAAAGTACTGCCTAGAGCAGGGCGACTCAACACTCTTGTCCAAGAAAAATCCGGCAACCAGAACCAACGTGATGAACGCCTAGACGCGCAGATCAACAAAAATGACGAATGGACAAAAAAGCAAACCACCGACACCATAGATACGTTCGACAATCTGGTGACGGAAGCTAGCCGTTTGCAGGTTGACCCGTTCAAACCTCGTTCCGCTTACGAAGCAGACCCCAGCAAGAAACGTAAAGCCAACGATGAGAAGTTGAAAATCTGGGATGACATGCAACCTGCCGTCACCAAGATTGGCCCGGAAGGGGTGACGCTAGCCAAACAGATATTTGGCTCTTACTTAGCCATGCACGAAGAAACCGTAGCGTCTCTTCTCTCGCAGGTTGATAGCATGGATGCTACACCCGAAGCAAAAGCAAAAATCAAAACCGAAGTCTACGCCAAGCTCGCCGAGCAAGGGCGCATCGAACCTTACGTCCCATTCACCCGTAAGGGAGATTATTGGTTGTCGTATCCCACCCGTGACGACAAGGGGCAGTTAGTATATGTTATCACTACGTTTGAGGAATCCCGTGCCCGCGAATTGAAGATGGAAGAACTGAAAGCAGCGGGGGTTGCTGCCGATAAAATGCAAGCGTTCTCCAAGATATCGGAATATTCGTACAGGAACGCGCCTGCTAATAGCTTTGTTAACGGCATCTTGCAGATAATGACGGCTAATAAAATTGACAACGATGTGCAGGAGCAAGTGCTTCGCCTGTTCTTGTCCACCTTACCAGAGACTTCATTTGCTCAAGCGTTCCAAAAACGTAAGAACATATTGGGCTACAACCAAGATGTCATCGGGGTGTTCCGTCAAACGTCTAAGAACATGTCTCGGCAGCTATCGAACATGATCTATGCTTCCAAGTTCATAGCGCTGGAAAAAGAACTCAAGGAAGACATCAAGGCGTTAGGAGCAGCGGGTAAAACCGAAGACAACGAGTTGGCTGCGGAGTACTACCAAGAACTGAGCAAACGCATCAAGTTTGCCATCAGCCCAACCTCAAGCAAAGCAGTGGGATTGCTGTCTACACTTGGTTTTGTTTATCTGATGGGGTTCAACGTTTCATCTGCGGTGGTCAACTTAGCCCAGGTTCCTTTGATCGTGCTTCCATATCTTGGCGGCAAGTACGGTTTCCCCGAATCGGCTAAAGCCATGAGCCACGCATATAAAATATTTGCCACTTCGGGGTTCACCCACAGTTCTACCCTGCTCACTAAAGATGCCAACGGCAAGGACATAAAAGTTACCGGTAAGGCTATGCCTTCGATGGCTAACGTGGAGTCTTGGTCAAAAGATGAAGCGCACATGCAGACCCTGGTAGACGAAGCAAGACGCAGGGGGCAGTTGAATCGGTCAGCAATCCTCGACATGTTGGAAGTGGATAGCTCCAACAACCCGCTCCAAGTGTTCAACAAAACAGCAGGTATCTTTTTCCATCATGGCGAACGCATGAACAGAGAAGTCACTCTGATCATGTCATACAACCTTGAGCTTGACCGTCTCAACTCTTCCAAAGCTACCGACGCCGAGAAGGCGATGTCGCCGAAGGAAAGAGAACTTAGCGCAGCAAATGAAGCCATCCTCACAACTGAGCGGACTAACGGCGGGTCAACCGCTGCTTCTGCCCCAAGCCTTACACAGAACGGGATCGGCAAAGTGCTGTTCATGTTCAAACGGTACGGCGCGTCGATGTACTACATGCTGTACAAGACGGCTAAAGAAGCTTTGAAGAACGAAGACCCCAAAGTCCGTGCGGCAGCATTGAAGCAGATGGCGGGCATCTACGGTATGGCAGCAATCTTCGCTGGCATCCAAGGTCTTCCGTTGTTCGGTGTCTTGTCGATGGTCTACAACATGATGGCAGATGACGATGACGAAGATGATTTGGCGTCGTTGACCCGCAAGCACATGGGGGAGCTTGCCTATAAAGGTTTGATCAATCAACTTACCGGCATTGATATTGCGGCAAGAACTGGCATTGGTGATCTGCTGTTCAGGGATAACCGCATGTCGTCTAACTCTCAGGACTTGGCAAACACCATAGGCGAAACTTTTGGCGGGCCAGTCTTCGGTATCGCCACCCGAGTCAAACGCGGGCTCGATCAGATTCGGGACGGACACGCCGAGCGCGGCATTGAGAACATTTTGCCATCCGCTATCAGCAATGCGATGAAGAGTTATAGGTACGCTACAGAAGGTGCCAATACTCTGCGGGGTGACCCAATCACTGGGGATATCGGACCTTGGAATGCGTTCGCCCAAGCTTTCGGTTTCTCCCCTGCGGAGTACACCAAGCAGCTTGAGATCAACGCCCGTGAAAAAGGCATCGACAAGAAGGTGTCATCCGATAAGAAGAAGTTCCTTGACCGGTACTACTTCACCACGCGGATGGGCGATACAGATGGGCGCGAAGAAGCAATGCAAGGTCTGCGTGACCTCAACGCCAAACACCCTGGCTTGCGTATCTCAATGGATACCATCGACCGCTCTATGGCTGCGCACATGAAGCAGACCCAGAAGATGTACCACGGCATTGCGCTAAGTACAGGGATGCGCCAAGAGCTTCTGCGGGATGCAGCGGAGATGGAATAAAAAATGCCCCCCTTAGTGTCTGTGCTAAGAGGGGCAAACCCCCGGAGAGGGGGGAGAGGAGACAAGGTAATAGTATCACAGGATTCGCCAAAAGCGTACTCCTATCTTGCCTCCCTCGATCCTCTCCCTACACACAAGCTTCCCGCCCAACAACTTTGCTTCTCGGTGCATCTGCCGCATCAGCCTAGTCATATCTAGTGCGGGTATAAAAACGGAAGCGCCGACTAAGAAATCGGCCCAAGGTATAACGACCTCAACCCCATCGGGGTTGATTAGTCCCTCAAAGTCAAGTTTCGCTGACCGCTTCATCGAGCATGAACTCTGAACAGTCCAGCACCAGAACATCAGACGGCGGCAGATTCATACGAGTGCCTTTACCCATGCGCTGTTTCTTGTTGACTGCCTTAGTCCGACCCTTGCGCAGCCCATCAACAAATGCAGCGTAGTTGATCTGCTGCTTCCCGCACCAATCGCGCAGGGGCTTCTGTATGAGGTACAGCTTCCGAACATCGTACTCATAACGAGCTACCAACATCGCCCGTGGAGAAGCGTCGGGGACCATCAAGTTATCTGTAAGCTCCCCAGAAGGCACCCTGGAATCGTCGGTACTACGGATGCGCAAAATGTTGGTGTAGTTATCGGCTAGGTAATTGCTTAGCGTATCCTCGATACCGGCGTCCATCGTATCAATGCTACCCTTGGCGGTCTTCAAAACCTCGACCAACCACTTGACAACATCTGCAACTGCAAAGTTGATCAACCCCACGCGCTTTGCAATAAGTAGACCAACGATAGCATTCGCCGCCTGCGCAGACCAGAATCGGTGAGGTTGGCTCAAGCCCGCCGCTGCGTCAATCCGGGTCTGAGTAGAGGCGTACAGTTCCTTGACCTCATCCATGTGCGTAATGCAGTACTGGATGTAGGGGATGCAAGCGTGACCATAGTGCTTCAGTAGATTAGTACTTAGCACATCCGTCTCGCTTTTGGTATCAAAGTGAAACTTCTCAGCACGATACTCTAATATCCGCGCCGCCTCTGCCTTGGGCAAAGATTTGTACAGACCGATCCGTTCGATCAAGCTGGTGTTGCCCGTGCTGCAAACCATCAAGTGCCAAGCTTCCCCCCGCGTCCGCTCGTCGTTGCTGCTGCCCGACATCCGGTTCCGCTGCATACCACCCGTAAGCTGATACACGGCATCGCTCGCTTCTTTCGGCGCGATGTTGGTCATCTCGTCCAACGGCAGGAAGATGTTCTTGTATGACTCAGCCCGAGCCATCTTAGATGCAACCGTATCAACTTCTTTGAGCATGATCAGTTCCGGGTTGCCCCAAATGCTGGCCCCCGCTAGCATCGCCGTCGTCTTGCCAAGCCCTGAGTCCTTGCTGTACATATGAAACAAGCTAGCACAAATCGGACTAAACGCCATCAGCGGGGAACCGAAGCTCATGCCAATAACATACTGGTGCATCTCCATGCCGGGGCGGTTGTAGAACTCCATGATCTCCCGCCACCCCTCCATAGTGCCCTTGCTCTGGAACGCTGGGAACAGCTTCACAGTGGAGCTAGCGGGCGGGTTGTGGTCAACCCTGTCCTTCCGAATGTCCTTGTCCCCCACGATAAAAGACGTAAGAGAATCATCAGCCCAGCCAAACTGCCGGTGCGCTTGCTCCGCAGTAGTTTGTGCTTGAATCTTGTTTACCCATGCAGTTGCGTAACTCATTAGTTCACCCATGTTTAGAACGGCAACGCCATGCATCGCCATATGATCACGAAAAGAATCCTTCGCTAGGATCGACTTCAACGAAATCGTAAATTCCCGAACGCCATCTTTAGGGAGGTGCAGACGCATCACCATTGCATCGCCCACATCCTTGTCTGATAGCCGTCTGGTTATGTAGAAATCATTGTGGTACACCAACGTTTCAATCGGGTCACCTTCTTTATCCTTTCCCCGTTTGTATATCCCCCCAGCCTTGCCCCGAAAGTACGGTGCCGGGTAAGAAGGAATGACGTATGGCTGCTGCGGCACCGTAGCCGAAACCTCTGGAATGTCAAGAACAACGTTGTCTTCTTCTGTTGCTTCCTGAATCTCACGCCCGAGGACGATGGGGCTTTTGAACTTGCCCTTATGCTTACAGTCACCGCAGATGCCGGGGCTGTACTCTTCAAACTTGTCGCATGTGTATGGGCCACGGATCAACGCGGCTTTAGTAGCAGTATCATCCGGCGAGTAGCCAGGATGCTGTGCAGATATCTTGTGGATAGCCTTGTCGCCGTCCACACAGAACTTGGCAATCGACAACCCGGCCCGCCACATGGGTTCAGTGATCGTAGCCTGCTCTTCAACCACCTTCTTGATCTGAGCGCATCCCTTGCCAGCAATGGTCTTCACCATGATGGTCTTAAACACGTTACGGTAGTTACCTGCTAACGTATCTGTTGTTTCATCACTCGGCCCGGTAGCCGGTGCCCCAGTGAAAAGTCCAGCGGGTACGTCCCCGATACTGAACGTTACCTTCTGCATCACGCTAAGCGGTATTGCCGCCGCGATCTCTCCAAGGAGTTGAACCCCTGATGGAGGATCACTCTTAAAATTCATTGTACCGGGGACGCGCAGGATGCGGGCAACGTCAGAGGTCACTGAAGGATCAGCGTGTAAGTTATTGTTTTTACACAGTATCTTCAGCTTCTCCGCAAGCGGAGCCCACTCGGCGGCAGCTATCTGCTCATCGAGAACCCAGTAGACATGCAGACCCCGCCCAGAGTTCACCACCGTGGGTCTAGGAAGCTGCGTAGCCTTGCAGAACAGGCGCAGTGCGGTTACCCCCGCAGCTTGATTGACGTACTCCTTCCCGGCCCCGCAGTCGATATCAAGGAAGAACGATTTTAGGTATTTTGCATTGCTTCCCTTACGTGACGCACCGTTTTCAAATGTGGACAACGCGAAGTATGCGTTGTATCCCTCGTTCTTAAGGTTCTCTGCAACCTCAAGCACAGCCTCGATGGACGGAAAAAACTTCTGAATCTTCTTGTCTGAATCAGGCTTCAAACCTACGACACAGTAGTAGCCTTCCGCGCTTAGGACTGAGGATAAAAACGTCCTTGTCTGCATGTAAGCCCGTGGAAGTGAATAGAAAACGGGGGCCGCAGCCCCCGAAAGATGCAACGAACTTAATCGTCCCAGCCTTCTACGAGGTCAGCCAACTTCGGCACTTCCTCGGTAGTCTTCTTAGACACAACCTTCTTCGGCTCTTCCACAACCTCTTCAACCACCACGGCTTTCGGCGCGGCTTTCTTCGCCTCAACCTTCGGCTTAGCGTCAGCGAACAACGATGGCGCTGCCTTCGGCGCGGACTTGCCACCACCCATCTTGACTGCTTCTTCCGCTTCCGGGGAAGTACGCAGTTCGTTAACAACTTCCATCTCATCTTCAGTGATGTGACGGACCGCCTTGAACGTCAGTTTCGGCGTAGGGCTGTTGATGTCAAAACGCATCTCGGTGATAACACCAGATGACTTCTCATTGTGCGCCTTCAGGTGCCGACCGTATGCTTGCAGCGGCAGCTTGTTCTTGTCCCCGTCACCGAACACAGAGGTCGATGGGCAGATGACTTGGTAGACTTCCCGCTTGTCAACTTCGCCTTCCAACACCACGGCAATGCGCTGCTGGAACCTGCAAGCACGGGACTCGCCCTGCCCTGAACCCTTAACGTGCTGCGGACAATCCATGCACTTCGCAGACTGACGGTTCTCTTCCGGCACGGTGGTATCCGGGGCTTGGGTGTCCGACGACCAGCAAGTCGGGGCCGAATTCTGCCCTTCGACGTAAGCTGATCCATAGTACGAACGCGAGATCGCCGCTGCCTTGATGATGATCACACCGATAGCACGGTCATCGCTGACACGATATTCCTTGCTGCCAATCATCTCGCGGAACACATTACCCTTGATGCTGATCCGGCGCATCCCACCCATGTCCTTACCTGCCAGGGCATCGGTATCGTCATCAAGCGTGGCAAGATAGGCGGGGCGGTTTCCCTTAAACAGAGTCAGTTCGCTCATAATTTTTTCTCCTTACAGGTCTTTGAAATCGTCAGCGGCTTCAAGTGGAAGCTCTAGCTGAACGGGGGCGGGGGGTGTAAACGATGCGATCAATGCGGTCAACGAGGGGGCGGGTGCCTCTCGCCGATCATCCTCGACTGCTACCACTTCGGGCTTCGGGCGCAGTGCTTCTTCTATTTCTGGGATACGGAAACGAAACGTGCCACCAACCTTGAGGTAAGCATGTTGTGGGATAGCCCGCTCTTTAACCCACTTACGGATCGTAGAAGCAGACACATTGAAGTGTTCTGCAACTGCGATGAGATTGACATAGGGACTAGCAGTCATTTCTTTGCTACCTTAACAGTTATAGAGTATTCGCTATCCACATTCAAACCCGGTGGAAGCAGGTCGGGGTTTTCCGCAATGAACGCCTGCGTGTTGCCTTGATGCAGACGCTTCTCAAGAAGTTCTGGGATGTTGTTTTCCACGATGAACTTGCCCATCGCTTCCCAGTCATTAGTCCAATACCGCTTTTTGATCGTGCGGTAGAACATGCCTTCCGCAGTATTGGCAGTCTCCAAGTGCTGCTCAGTCAAGTAGCCCAACATCGCGGACTTGACTTGCTTCATCAGCGTCTCTAAGTCTTTGATCTTGGTGTCGTACTCTTTTGTAAGAGCTTCATGCGCGGTACGCATCTTCACATACACCCGAACCAGCTTGTCTGGTGGGATCGTTGATTCAGACATTACTCTCTCCTTCTCGTTGTGAACAGCCACTTTAACAGCGTTCTTTGCTCTAGTCAAGCAATTGTTTGTAAAGATCGACTATTTTTGTGTGGATGACTTCTTTCCCGTCTAACATTCTGTAAACGTGTTTTTCAGCGTTTGATCCTTGTAAACGTATAACAACTGATGGGTGGCGTTGCCCAGCCCTATGCACTCGGGCATTGGCTTGTGCGTATGTCTCTAGGGAGGATGTCGGTCCCCACCACACGACCGTATCAGCAGCGGTCAATGTGACGCCATGTGCAGCAGCTTGAGGCTGGATCACCAGCACTTTCGGCTCGGGTGTTTCTTGGAATCGTTTGAAGATGTCGGTGCGGGCACTAGCACTGACACTGCCTTGGATGATCTCTGCGCTGATGCCGTCCTCATGCAGCTTCTTGGTGATGATGTCAATACCGTGCTTGAAGGGAACGAACACTAACACCTTTTGATTGGTCTCGTCAATCACTTCTTTGAGGACCGCGTAACGATTCTTGATGTCGAACTCAATGACCTCATGGTTGTCAGAATAGACAGCGCCACAAGATATTTGGAGGAGTTTGCTTAAGTTGACTGCTGCGTTCACAGCCGTAATTTCCTCCCCCGCCGCCTCGATGATCATGCGGTTCTTCATCATCGTGTAGTACTTCTGCTGCTGCTTGGTCAGTGCAACCTCACGGTCAACATACGTCATCTCAGGTAAGTCTAGGCACTCAGCTTTGGTGAACCGGATCGCTGGCTGTAAGACTTCAAACACTGTCTTCATCGCGCTCGGCTTCGGAATCCACCGGAACTGCGATGCCTTGTACATCACCATCTCTTTGAACGCGGAAGCAAAGCGGGGAACATCCAACGGGTTGATAAGTTTTGCCAAACCGTAGGCGTCCATCGGTGACTGCGCAGCGGGTGTCCCTGTCAGCATCCACAACCACGTAGAAGGCTTGACCAAACGGTTCAAGGTCTTCCATCTGCTCGTACTTGTGTTTTTATAAGCGTTGGCCTCATCAATGACAATCAGGTCAAACCCTCCCTTCTCTATTGCATCGGAGACAACCTCCACTCCGTCGTAGTTAATGATGACGAACTCTGCTTGGCTCGACACAACTTCACGCCGCTTGGCAGGTGACCCGTAGGCGATATCCACTGAACGATGCATAGCGAACTTGAACAAGTCCGCACGCCATGCCGAGTCCATAATTGATAGCGGGCAGATCACCAGCACACGTTTGATTCGGCCTTGCTTCATCAAGTAGTCCGCTGCCCAGATCACGCTGCCGGTCTTGCCGGTGCCCTGCTCATTGAGGCAGAGGGCTTTCTTGTTCATCGTCAGGAACGCGGACGTTATCCTCTGGTGATCGAACGGGCGGTACAGCCCCGGCCAATCGTATGTACGCAGGATAGGCGACGGTACATTCTTGATGTTTAGGTTCTTTAGGATTTGTGCTTCATCCAGACCCCAATGCACAAGCACTTTGTTTTGGCTTAGTTCTTTGCTCTTCGGTATGATCGACGTAACTTTTGAAGTGTCACGTAGTGTAAGTAGCAGTGCTTTGTTCTCAATGATTTCCATATCGGCCTAAGTAGTTTTGCTTCGCAAAATGCAGAGTAAGCAAAACAGGGTTAACTGTTTTGCTTCTAGTACAGCCGGGTCGCGCAATGAAAGGGAGGAAGTTGCGGGCGGCAGGTACAGTTATGGGGTTACGACTGCGACTCCCGGAACGCCCACTCGTACCTAACGGCGGTTCCTATCCCCATGATCATGTGCGTGTGGGGGTGCAGCTACAGGCCACTCTATCGTGGCACTACAAACGAGTCAAGTCTTTTTTTCGCCTTTTACGTGCCCATTACGACTACGGTTCTTAGCGGGTGACACCAGACGGATGCCGTCTTTGTTGCTGCCACCTTTGCTCAACATCTTCACATGGTCGATGTCTTTACCTTCGCGGCTGACACCCTCTGCGTCTAGCTTGTTCCTAGCCCGCTGCCGTTCCATGCGGTCTGGCAGTTCACCCCGCTTCTTCTGCATCTCGTACTCATGCTTGTAGGGGCGGGGGGATTTGGTGTAGGGCATGTTAACTTCTTCCGTTATGGGAGCAACTCAGTACTGGACAGTGGCGGCGGCATAACCCGCTCGGCTTCGGGTTCCACACACCGTTGGCATGGGCAGCGTCGAGCCTGCTGTGATTCCGAACCCACTTCGCCCACATGACATCTTGCTGTTTGCTGTCGTACTTACCCTTGATGAAAGCGTTGCAGACTACGAACAGCAGGCCAGCTTTCGTCTTGGTGATCTCGGGGAAGTGCTTGAACACGCACAAAGACATCAACTCAAGCTGATCTGGGTCTGCGTACTTAGCAGACTTCCCGGTCTTGTAGTCAACAATGTACGCTACGCCCTTCGTCCGGTCAAGGACTAACAGGTCAGCGATCCCCCGGAACCACACATCAGGCGCATCAAACGCGCAAGGTTCCAAGTCTTTGGTGACCCCCATCTGGTATTCGCACAGCTTCTCACCGGGCAACTGCTTGAGATTGTCAAGCGCGGCCTTAGCAAATGTAAAGTACGGTGGTAGTTCAGTGTCATCCTTAACGTAGAACTCAGCAGCCTCATGGAACCGGGTGCCGTACAGCATTGCTTCGCTCTCGGGCTCCTTGATGCTCTTCTCCACACGGATGTGGTAATACTTCCTGGGGCACTGCTCAAACAACTTAATGCTACTGTACGACCACCGCGCTGTCATTCAACATTCTCCATAGCTTTTACCGAACCCACTCTCACAATTGACTGGTAGCCCTTCGGCCCAGGTAGGTATCCAACGCATACAGTCTTCTATGTATGCTCGCGCTTCAGGGACTTGCGCGTCAGGAACGACACATGCTATAGCATCATGCACAGTAAGCACCACCTTGTACTTCTTAGACACGCGCAGCATCTGCTCGCCAATGACACATCGTGCGATGCCCTGGCATACGTTCTCGATTATTTTACCACCATATATGAAGTTACGCCCGTAACGAGCTTTGTAACTAAATGCTAGTCCGTTCTCGCCCTGCTCATGCTTCAGGTCTGTGTACCGCATCAACAGCCCGCTCGGCAGTCTGATAGCTGTCTCTTCGGGGACAATGGTAAGCACCCCCGCCTTGCCAAGCGTAGCATTTTCTTTGTTGCACAGGTAGATCAGGACGTTCTGCGCCTCACGCCACAACTGCACGATAGGATCATTGGCGCTACGGTAGACAGAAATGATGCGCTTGGCTTCTTCCAACTCAACCTCGGCCCCGAAGCTCTTGAGTGCGGCTTGGAACTTGACACCACCCATGCCGTACCCAGCGCCAAGGATTGTTACCTTACCTACAAAGCGTTCATCCTTTGTTATATCATTCTCGGGTTTACCATAGATAGCGGAAGCCATCTTCTTGTAAACATCTTCTCGGTCAGTGAATGACTGTACCAATGTGGTATGGCCCGCCAACCATGCCAACACCCGCGCTTCGATCTGAGCCGAATCGGCATCAATGATAGTGTGACCTTCCGGTGCCTTGATCGACAGCTTCAACGTGTTGCCGTCAACCCCGCGACTCGGCAGGTTCTGCAAGTTAATCTTGTCGCTACCGCCCCAGCGTCCGGTATGCGCGGCGTAGTACTTGAGGGGAACTGGCATTGCTCCGCGTGAAACAATCCCAAGAAACTGTTGAGTCCGCGTCTCCTCCAACGTAGACTTCACGCCCAACCGCGCAGCCACAAGAGTCTGCACCCTCAGATCGGGGTGCTCCAACAATGCCTTGAAGCCTTCGTCGGACTTGGCAAAAGCATACGTGCTTCTACCTGTAGTAGGGCTAATCTTGGTAGGCGCGTCCACGCCAAACGACTTCAACATCTCGGCGAACTTCGGGTTAGACATCAACATGTCCTTCGCTTCCTCCGCAGTCCCGCCGATAGACGCGAACAGCTTGGCCTTGCGCTCGCGGATGTCTTCCTTGTGCTTGTACAGCAACGCCTCATCCAACTCAAGCACCGGCTCAGTGAACATGCGTAGCGTTAAGTCTATCAAGTGCAGTTCCTTCTTGGGGAACCCATCGAGTAACTTATAGAACAGTGCGTAGGTAAGCTCAACGTCGTTTATACAGTAGCCACCGTACCGCGCCAGATCATCCGGATGAAAGCTCGCTCGGCGCTTACCCAGCGCAGCGACGACCTCAGTGCCCTTCTCGCCCAACCCGTAGCGCTCGGCCAAGACTTTCAACGACCCACCTACCTCAGTGCCATGCACCGCTCGCCCCATGCACAGGGTGTCGAACCAGAATCTCGGACGGATGCCGTAAATCCAATTGAGGATCGCGCCATCAAACATCGCGTTGTGTGCTAACGCTGCACTGTTCTCCCAGTCGAACTGCTTGAGCCACGCAGTTGTTTCGGCCAAGTCTCCACTGAACCACTGCGGAGTCCCGCTGTTTACCTTGACCGACACGCCGATGGTTTCGAACTGCAAGCTACGAACGTATTCCTCCGTAGTGATCTTGGATAGGCTGAACTCTCTGTCGTAGTACGTCTCAAAATCTATTGTTATCAACTTCATAACATCTTCTCCTCTTTCGTTGTTGGTGCCCAAGGCCGGGGTCGAACCGGCACACCTTGACATTACACACACTGCTCCACTATGTAATCTAAATACCACGCCGCTTTTTCAATGGACTCTTTGCCACCCTTGTGCCGCTCCCTCCAGATGTATTTCATAGCGTTGCCCTTGCAGTAGCCCCGGAACTCTTCCTCAGTCAACGCCGACTTAATCGCTTCGATGCACTCAACTGCACCCTGCTTGTAGTGCGGTGGGTTGTATACGTTATCCGTTGATGTGTACAGCGGTGGTGGTGTGGCATTTTGGTATGTCATTTCTCTATCTCAAATAAATTCACTAGTGCGCAACCATTTCGTCGCGCCCCACTTCTCGCCAACAATTACTGGCGCTCCACCATGCAAAGACAGACTGGTTTCGTCGTCCTTCGCATAGCTAAAAAATACAGCGTTGCCTTTAATCGGCGCAACCTCTACGCCGACATTCGGGAACACAGTCCCCCCGCCTTGCTCGGGCGTGTTGAGGTACATCACCACCGTACCCACCCGCTGCCCCCCACGTTTCAACACCGCTACGGTGCCGGGTAGCTTTGTATCGAAGTAGTCGTTGTGCGGCTTGTACTCTGCCCCCGGTGCGTAATGTAACACTTGCATCCCCTCGCCGTTGACTAAAGGCCAGCCTACTAGAGTGGCTATTCGCTTTTCGATTCGGTCGCACAACTCCGTCTCACCGCGAGTGAAGAACATACCCTGACTGGTACGAACCTCATTGATCGTGTGGGTGTCTGACCCATCATCGGCCATCGTTGTAGAACGGACCATGCGCGGTCTAGCTGCCATGACCAAAGCATCGCACTCTTCATCAGACAAGAACCCACCTAACACCGTCAGCTTCGGATGCTGCATGGTCATCAAAATCTTTACCAGTCGATCACCTACCCACACTTGATTGGTCTTAGCAGTTATCTTGGGAACAGAGCGTCGTGTCCAATGGAAGAACGCATAAATGTTTTTGTCGTTGTTACTGCACTTCAGCGTATCCCTCCAGTGCGGATACTTCTTGCCTTCGCAGATCGCCATCTGCCCCGGCTGTAGATCGTATGCTTCGTAGTCTGCGAGCCAAGGAGTGTGGCCCACTTCTTTTTTCCACTCGCCTTCCCACAAGACCTTACTAACGTTCAGCGGCCAAGGGGCAACAGTGTCCTTACGCAAACATATGCTAACGGTTACATCCAATTCGGCGCGGTCAAGATGGACACCTAGATAGCTGGTGTTTTGGTAAATCCGCGCATAGGAATTGGCGAACACAAGGTCTTCGCCGTACCCATACTTAACTATAGCCTCCAACCTTGGGATGTATTCGGCTAGTTCGGTAAGACCATAGAACCCCAGCGAGTTGCGGTAGTACTCATCATCATGCTCAATTATCGGCGGAGCTTCGTATATCGCTTGCAGTGTTCGCTGCAACTCATCCTTACTTAGTATCCTGTCGAACGGAAGTTCGGGCTCACTCATTTCTGTAGCCCCCTGATTTTCTTGATGGCTCCCCTTGCCATGTCGTTGATGTGTCGGATTGCGCATTCGTAGTGACGCGGACCAAACGTCCAACACTCCGGCCCGTGCGTACCAACCCATCCTTCCCGATCGTCTTGGTAAGTAAGTCGCTTCTTGAGTAGGGCATTTTCAGCCAGCGCAGCAGACGTTGCGTTAACAAGGTGTTCGTTTGCTTTCCTGTACGTTTCGTTTTCAGCAAGTGCATCTCCTAAGAGTAAGTCTAACTTTCTTTCGGTCTCGGTCATGTGTTCTTCTCCTTAAGCTTTGCTTCAATAGCGTTTACAAAGTTTCTTGTGTACTCTGCGATATACCCACTTTTGCCGTAGCCTAGCATTTCCCTAAGCTCATCATCCGTCAGACCTTGCCATTGAGGTTTCGTGTAGAGCGGTATGTCTACTAGAGGGTCAATCTGTTTTGATTGAATTCGAGAATTACCGTCTACCCAGGCGTAAGGTTCAGCCACCGTTTTTCTCCTTGAGCGTTGACTCGGTCATCAGCACTGCCCATTCAACACTTGGTGCGTTTTCAACAATGGTTTTTACGTCTTGTTCAGTCAGACTCTGCCATTGGGGTTTCGTATAGAGCGGCACATCGTCCTCGCTGGTTTTGTGATTCCAGATCGTACCGCCCACAGCTTGCCAAGCGTACGGTTTAGTCATATTACGGTTTCCTTGTAATTTCTTTATATTTTATAAGCCGGGTCACCCTGTCCATTTTTGAACAATAGCTTTTGATCCACGCCTTGTTACTGTCTCTGTCGTATAGCCGGTGACATTGGGCACAGCGGTATTTCATGGGAAGACATACGGTTTTTCATCCGTAACCTTCTTCTTACCCTTTGCTAGCGTAGCAAGAATGCTCGTCTCTCTTTTGCCCTGCTCATACCCCGTAAGGTACATCTCCACATGTGACCAGTCATATAACCGGGCAATGACAACATCTTTGCCGTAAGGCACCGTGTCCGCAACAATATTGATGGTGTTATTGCCATCTCCAGGCTCAAGACGAAACCCATTGTGTGCGGCTCGGTCTTTGCAGTACTGGATGCGCTGTTCAATGATCCAGGGGTTTGGGTTTACGCTCATGGCTCAACTCCAAAATGTCTAGCTATCAACTTCTTAGCAGTCATGGGTGGAAGATACAAATGCAGTGTGTCAGCAACCTCGCAGCACTCCAACACAATCAACTCGGCAAACGTTTCTAACGCCGCTCTTTGTACCGGGCCAATGCTGGCCCAATCATTTAAACGTTCAAGCTCAGGGCGGGCAAGTAGTTCTTTTATTCGATCATTCATGGCTCAATCCCAAAATGGTTACAGATTAGTAGCTTGACGTTACCAGAGTAGCCGGTACTCAACTCGGCGCATTCCATGATGATGAGATCGGCAAACTTCTGCACGTTGATGTAGTCGGCAGTGCATTCCTCCCGCCCGTGACTGTCAACGGTAATGTCGAAGTAGCCTTCCATAAAGGTTCGGATTCGTTCGTTCATTTTGTTACTCCAAAGTGTTCTTTGATTTTCGTTGCTGCTGCAACACAAGCCATATCCCAAGTATGTCCTTGGGTTTGTCTGCTAATACCCTCCTCTATCGGGCATTCGATTGCTACTGCAATTTTGGCGCACTCCTTGACGATGGCTTCAGCAACACGGTTTACCGTGTCTTCCCACCCAAAGATCATGTCATCGTAGTGCAGGAGTTCTTTGCACAGCTTCTGGATGTTCTCGTTCATGTTCCCATCCTTTGTTTGATGTCTGCTGAGTCCAGTGCATTACGCACCTCTTCGTGCGGCGGTTCATACTTCTCATACTTCACACCAAACAAAGCGTTCAACCCAGGCAAGAGTTCTTTAAGTAGTCTATGGCGGGTCATGGGGAGCATATTAAGCAGATTAAAAAGATCAAACCCATGATCTCCTACCCCAATCAGTACGGGGGTGCAATTACCGGGACTCCATATGCTGCGATCTTTATCGCCTATGCAGTATTCAATATTCCTCCGTGCAAACTGCCTTGCAAGCTTATAGAGTTCTTCTAATAAATCATGGCCGTTCCCATAAGGTTCAGTAAGTATCACTCGACTTCGCCCAATGCAGTACACCTGAGTGTGGTCAAAACCTTTTGGTAAGGCCATACCAAACACACCAGTAAGCGGTGCTTTAGACAGCTTCAGCCCCGTGCGCTTACGCCATTGCCTTGATCTCTCAGCGGCGGCGGGGTTCCCAGCAAGGTAGATACTCATTTCTTCAACGCTCCAGCTATAGGCGGCACAACGTTCTCAACGCTACGTCCAATGACGTAACCACCAAGCCCCATCTGCACAATGTCCCAGAGCTTCAAGACTTCTGCCTCAGAGATGTTGGGCGCAGACCAACCCAACCAGCGGGCGACGATCAGCCCACCGAATGTCAACATGAGGATAGGACGCCAGCAGGCAGCAAGCCAATGCTCTGACTGTGCTTCTGCTTTGACAATCTCAGCCTGACCAGCGTAAATAGCCAGAGCCATCTGAACCTTGCTGCGCTCCATCTCCCCGGCATCAGGCCAGATTTTGTCGAGGATAGTCTTGCCTGCGTCTAGCGCAGCGGTAAGGGGATCGAGGCTCATACCCATTCTCCTGTAAGCATTTGTTTTGCCAGACGCGCTGCACGTTTCGGTGTCTGTTGCGCCCAGAGACTATCAAGCATCTCCATCACTGCTTCGCTGTACTGACCGTCCTCGATGCTACCCAGTGCGCGGTGAAACCTTAACAGCCCATCAATGCCAAGTTGAAACGCCATATTTATTAGCACTCCCAAACGAGGTTCACTCAGCTTGGACGCCCACGGTAACGCCTCCAGTACCTGCGCAGTTTTATCCGTAATATCGTTATTGAGTAGA